TTGTAAGTACGTTTGCGTATGCCTTGGTATGCTGTTCCCAGCTTGCATCACTCGAAAGGTCGTGCGTGCCATAGTCTGCATCGAATCCCGTTGTTTTCGGCTTCTCGATGGTGATTAGTTTTGCCTTTCGCCCCTTGCTGGTGGCGTCACATGCACATCGCATCAGAACCCCCAGTTCAGTCGTGAAAGTAATGATTCAACAGCGTGTGAATTGCCGTCACAGTTGTTGTATGCGTCCTGCACAATCATCTTGACAGCGTGTTTTGCGATCTCCGGTACATCGTCAGCAGTCCCATAGCCTGCCGTGAATGTCACTTCAACCGCCTGCTCTTTTTGCCGCACTACTGGCCATGTCTGCTGGTAAGCAAGCCGGATCTCTGCCGGTTCGCGTTGCAGAAACGTCTCGTAAACCGAAGAGGAAAGGATTTGCCATGTGCCGTCAGTGTCCACATACCGAATCTGTGTGACAGATGCGACTGGTGCCTTCCTGATCTGGATTACATCGGGAAAGCAGGGCAGGTACAGCTTCCACGTTGCTGTAACAAGCTGGCGTCTGGTGTCGCTTTCGATGCGTTCCACCGCCATCTTCTCCAGCTCAGCGAGAAACGAGTCATCTTCATTGTCATACAGATCGACATATCGCCGCAGGTCGCACGCTGGTACAACCGGACCAGTCGGTGCCGTAGACAATTCAAACTCGCTTGCTATTCCCTTGCTTGCCACCATTACGCTTCCTGGTCTTCTTTGGCTTTACTTCAGCGCAGATACCACGGGAAATCAGGAGATTGGCCGCACCATCTGGCCAATCCCTGACTGTATCCCGTCTGTTTCCGCGCCATTCACGCAAAAACTTGACCTTCATACTCAGATCCTCAGAATGTCGCCTGCTCCGCGCTCTGTAGCGGTGTCTGGTGAATCTTCACCACGCGAAAGGATGCACCATGCAGACAGGAATCCACCGGCAGTACCGTCGCCGTTAGTGGCAACCAAGTCGATAAATCGGTCTGTCTTTCTCAGGTCGATTTCGAACATGAAAACGGTGTCGTCATCGTCAGCAGCGGGAAGGCTCGAAGTGCTGCCGGCAATGTTGGTGGAAGTCCCGTAGACAAGCCCGCTAACGTCCGAGTATGAACCGCCTGACGTATCGCAGTCCTGAATTTTCAGCGCGGTCATCGCAATATCAGTAGTACCGACTCGCACAAACACTTGTGCGTAGTCCCAACCTTTTGTGTCGATGGCGGCAGTGGTAAGGCTTCCATTGTCAATCAGTGCCTCGCCGAAACCGATATCAACATATTTTGTTTTCTGTGCTGGAATCATTGTCTTCCCTCAGATAAATGTGATGTATGAGAAACCCGCCGCCAGCGTTTGACGGCGGGTTATTTATTAGCTGCCTGGAGTTGACAGCATCAGAATCGGTCCAGCATCGCCAGTGGCTGCGCCGTACTCGTGGACGTTGATACCGAATCGCTGGGTACCCTTAATAGCGATCTGGTCAGAGGTGAAGAGCACTTCATTACTGGTGCTCATGCTCATTCCAGTCCGGCTGGCAAGGGTTGCAGCCATATTCAGGTCACCGAAGTAACAGAGGCCGTCAGTAGAGGTCTGAGCAGCGGTCGTGGTGTTCAGCACCTGAGAGATCACGACCGGGTAACCCAGGAACTGAAGCTGTGGAGCGCCTGACAGGTCGGTCTTGGTGTTACCACCGGCAGCATCCAGCAGACGCGCCATTGATGCCCAATAACCTACCTTCGAGATGTACCACTTGGCGTTAGCTTCAGCGTACTGAGGTAACTGACCAACCATGCCCTCGAAGTCTGCCAGATCCAGCGTGCTGAAAGCGGTGTTGCCCGTTGCAGCGGTATACTTACTGGTAGCTAACAGCTTGTTCTTCAGACCGACAATGCCGCCGTAGGTCGCTGTACCGTCACCGAGGAACCCGCATTCGTCTTCTTTCTTAGCGAAAGCGTAGGCAACATCACGGGCAACCTGATCGGCTACCGAGATAACAGAGTCAGCAGACAGCTCAACGCTCATTTTGGCGAGTGCCATCAATTTCCGACAAACCAGTTCGATGTTCTTCCACTGCGAATCGGAGTAAGTACCAGACTCACCCTCGCCCACAAAGGAAGCGGTGATCCCACCAACAGGCCGCGAGATGGTTTTCACGTCCGAAGACATGGTTTCAACCATTGCATTCTGCCGGAATACGCCGTACATCTCGCGGAGTGCGATGATAGAGACTTCCATCGGAGTCGGAACGGTATAACCACCCAGCGTATTGTCACCGGTGCTCATTGCGTTCTTGATAGTCGCGATTCCATGATCCCGGCACCACTGAGCGGAGTTCTGATCCTCTCCCAGCGTTGCCATCAGCCAGCGGCCGGATGCATAAGCGTCTGCCTCTGCGTCTGGTCCCTTAAAGGCTTTCAGGTTCGCGTGTTTGCGGGCCTGAGCTGGAATAACGATCTTGTTCCGCTCTTTTTCCAGGTCAATAACCCGTTGCGGGTCGTGCTTGCGAGATCCACCCTCAGCGAATGCGGCACGCTGCTCGTATTTCTCCAGGCTTTCAATCTCTTTTTCAAGATTGGCCTGAAGTTCGGGAACCTGCTCATCGAGGATTTTGTTGATTTCAACTTCTTCATCTTCGGTCAGGTCGCGGTTCTCGCTGTCTGCGAGATCATTAAACGCTTTCACTTCGCGCTTGAACTTCTCAATCTGCTCTTCTTTGGCAGAGATCGAGGCGTTCAGCTTCTCAATTTGCTTATCAAAAGCCATGCCCTTGCACCTTTATGTGTTTGGTGAAGGCATGAAAAAAGGCACGCCTCCACGGTTAAGTGATTGCGTGCCGCTGATGAGTTGCACTTATGGAATATGTTGTAAAAGGCCGCTAATGAGTTGCCTTTTCAATAGGTGGTAAATTTGCCACCTTTAGAATTACTCTAGTTATCAGGTATTTTTACACTATTTGCCATTGGTGTCAATAGCAAATAACTTAATTCTCGCCCGCGTCTTTCTGGGCGTGCTTTTTGCCTCTTTGCGGTCCTTTCGGCTGGTGTCGATCACCTCAGTAACAAACCCGGCGTCTAGTGCCTCCTGTGCGTCAAGATAAGTACCGTCTGCACCGTCCTCGCCGTCCATCATGGCCAGGATTTCATCACGCGAAAGCGATGTCTTGCGCTCGTACATGTCAATCAAACCGTCGCCGGTCTTATCCAGCATGTTCGCCAGTGCGCGGAACTCCTTCGCGTTGCCCATCGCAATAGTCCACGGGTTGTGAATCATCACCTTGGCGTTGTCTGCGATGGTCCGTTGATCGCCTACCATTGCAATTACAGAGGCTGAAGATGCAGCGATGGACGAAATGTGCGTCGTCACTTCGCTTGGCCATTCTGCAATCTGGTTGTGAATCGAGATGGCTTCATACACCGAACCGCCAGGCGAGTCGATGACTACCCGCAGAGGCTGCGAATCGTCCAGTTCTGACAGCGCATTCTTCACGTCATCGGCTGAAATCCCGAACCATGAGTCAATCTCGTCGTTGATGTGGATGGTATTGGTTGCCTTGTTGTGGATTTCTCCGATTTTCTCAAGTTCCAGGTTCTCCGGCTTGTGCCGGTTGTCATTCACCTTCGGGAGTGTCAGTTTCGTTCTCATTATTTCGATCCTCAATAATCAGGTTTGTTAATTCCTTCGCCCGTTTCGACCATTCGCCGTTAATGTCCTCAACAGCCGCCGTCAGCTCGCCCTGTATGCATCCTCCTGCGATCTCCGACCAAATGTGCTTAGATTTGTCGATGTATGCGTCCAGGGTCGCCACGGTCGCACCCATTGGCTCTATGAGCTCCCAGAGTTTATCCGCAAACTGCCCATAGAACTTGTCAACAGCCTCAGTAAAGTTCTTGGCCGTTTCGGATGTCTTCACAATTCGGTTACCTTCCATCCTAACAAGCCCAGTGACAGCCGCCTCGATGATGTCAGACGTCTCTTCCTGCGTGGTATCGTTGCTGAATTCCTCTTGAGATCCCACCGCAGACATATTCAGCGGAACAAGATACTCATCCAAACCGTCAACCGGGTTCATGTTTTCCTTAATTCTGACCTCGTTTCTGTTCAGCCATCCGTCCTGAATCGCCTTCCCATAGGCTTCAAACCGGCTCTGCGTGTCGCCTTTCAGCAGTGCAGCGGTGTTAAACTCGTAGTAATACCCCTGGTCCTTCTGCTGGTCGGTCAGTAGCTTGTCTGTGCATTCCTCCTGCCACGTTACAAGCCAGTACATCAGCGAAGTCGTGAGGTAATCGCGGTTCTGTTCCTCAATGTTCGTGAATGTGGCGCGACTGAGATCGCCTACTTTATGTGGCGGTAGATTAAACCACGATGCAATCTCAGTGCGCTGAAACTCGCGTGATTGCAGGAACTGAGCTTCTTCGTTCGTGAATGCCAGCGGCTTGAATTCCGCACCACCCCAGAGCATACCAACTTTGTGCTTATTGTCGCCGCTCTGCATTCTAGTCCAGTCATCGCGAGTCTGCTCAACCGTCTCCTGCTTCGGCTTGCCGCCAGGAAAGTTCAAAATCCCTTGTGGCGTTGCATAGTTCTTAAAGAATGTTGCCCCGTGGTTCTCGGCAGCTTTCGCCATCCCGAAGCATTCAGCCGCCAGTGCTACCACCGAATACCCTAGCAGCCCATCATATCCAAGCCCTCTGATATGCAGGATGTCCTCTGCACGGTAAGTCTTCGTTACCACCTCGCCGTCCGGCTTGATGTCCCGATGAGTATAAACAAGCTCATTCTGGCTGTTGTGCTCTGGTGTTACCGTTCGCGGGTCCAGAATGTAAACCTCACCGATACGCCCGCGTCGTGAGGTTCGGTTAATCAGCGCGTAGCCGTTGCCGAGAATTAATGCGTGAGCCTGCAACGTCTCTTTGAACTTTAGAGGCGTCATTGATTTATTCGGCCTGATCTCCATCAAGTTGTCTTTGTCGTGCGTGCGCCCGTCTTTGGAGTCTGTCCGATATCGTGACAGTGGAAGCTGCCCCACATCGCCCGAAATCACCTTCACAGCCTGCCAGACAGTAGGGATTGTCAGCGATGTATAGTGGTCGATCCTCACCCCTGAGTCGGTCCTGCCGCCTCCCACATAATCTATGAGCCATTGCGCCGGCGCAGAGATGCTAGTCAGAGCGTTTTTGATTTGCGTTAGTGCGTTCATGCCAGCAAAAATCCTCCAGATTCGTCTACCCGCTCCTGCATTGCCAGCGCATGAGCCATGATCATTCCTACGATTCCATCAATCTTGTCGATTGAATTTTTCTTATCCGGCCTGATGTTGCCGTTTGGGTCTTCGTATGCGACACAATTTGCCGCGTTCCATCTTAGAACCGGATGGTTCCCATGCCTTACCTTGTGCTCAGTTGCCAGCGAGACAAGATCCTTAAATGGCTCAGAGAAGTTCTTAATGGTCTGCGTGAATTCCACCATCTGAAACTCATCCGCTTCCAATCCCTGCCGGATTGCTTCAGCGTTCCACGGATCGTAGGCAATCGACTGAATGTTCCATCCTTCGTCACGCTTGGCGTTAATGAATTGCCGGATGTCGTCCTGGTCGATGCGTTGCCCCGGCTGAATGAATAAATCTCCCGTTTCAGACCAACCTGAGTAGGTCGCAAACAGCGATTTCTCACGAGATCGGCGGCTGACTGCCTCTTGAGGCACCCAAAACCACGAGAAAACGTCCAACGATTCGATGGTTATTTCATCAGAATCGTCCTCGTATTCCGGCACAACGATGACAAATGCCGTCAAATCCTGCTTGCTTGATACGTCCAAGGCTGCATAACAGGGTGATTCCAGTACCAGATTTGCCGGATTTCGCTCGTCACAGTCGTCCCAGTGCACCATATCGAAGGCTGAGACATTGCTGGAAGTCTTCAGATTGAGGTGTAACCGCTTGAATGTGTTCCGATAAGCAGGGTCGGAAATCGCCCGCTGGCATTCACGCCGGAAATAATCATGGTCCATGACAGCCCAGTTCGGGTTTGCTTTCTCCCATGTCTCTTGAGACTCCCAGTCGTCATCCGGCTCCGCCTCATAGATCACCGGCAGGAATGCAGGGTCGTGAATCAGATTGTCCCGCACCTTGCACGCATAATCGTATTTCTGATTGCAGATCGAAACCCGGTCGAAGTCTGCCGTCGTCAGATGCACCACCAGAGGCTGCGAACGCTTCAGTGTGGATGTCATCAGCGTCTCTGTGAGTTCTCCATCCTTGTGGGCGTGCAACTCGTCATTCACTACGAGGTGAGCGTTAAAACCGTGCTTACTCTTGGCGTCCGCACTGATCGCCTTGTATGAGTTGTCACCCAGCACAATTGAGTATTTGAAGATGTCGTACATCTCAGTCAGCTCTGGCCGGTTGCGGATCATGCCTTCCACGCACTCAAAGCAAAGCCGGGCCTGCTCGCGTTCCGCTGCTGCTGAATAGCATTCCGCACCCGGCTCGTTATCCAGGCACATGCAAGACAGAACGATGGTTGCCGCGTTCGTCGTCTTCGCGTTCCCACGCGGGACATACACGAATGATTCACGGTAACGCCGATCGCTTAATAATACTCCTGTGTTTGGGTCATACTCTGGGTTCTTCTGTTCTTTTTTCCAAGCGAACAGATTCGCGTGAAGTGCCTTCTGCCACAGTTCCAGCTTGATCGGCTCGCCTGCAAGTTTGCCCTTTACGTGCGTACAAGCAGCCTCAACAAACCGGATGCGCCGGTCTGCCTCCACAGGGTCGAATACGTAACCCTCAGACTGCTCAAACGGATCATAGCCAGGCAGAGCCTTCGTGATCTCGTACCACTTTTTGGGCAAACTTGCCACTAGTTTCGACTTCCTTTCAGGATTTTAGCCAGCTCAGAGATGCTATTGTCTTCCTTCTTCTCAACGTGTAAGCCAGTCCGCGCTGATGGTGTCAGCCCGAACTGGCGGCAGATATCGATCACCTCCCTCCAGTGTTTTGATCGTTGCTTCACAGATGGGTTGTCCGTGTAGTAGACATTACCCATCCGATTCACCTGGGTTTGATACGGCCCG